TTACTTTTACTGGTGGCGTTTACAGCGTCGTCACCGCATAATCAAACCCAAACCCGAAAGGTAGCCCGACATGCAATTACGGCTCAAAGTTCAACGCCAAAACGAAAACGCCTACGAGGTTGTCACTAGCCTTGCGGTCATTGTCGCATGGGAAAGGCGCTTTAAGCGTCGCGCCAGTGACCTAGGCGCAGGCGTAGGCATGGAAGATTTAGCGTTTATGGCATGGGACGCCAGCCAACGCGCAAACATCGTGGTGCCCGCCACACTTGACGCATTCATTAACACCATTGAGCTGCTAGAAGTCGTAGACAGCGAGCCACAAAGTTTTACAGAGCCGGCACCGTCCGGCGACAACTAGCAGAACTGCTATTGCACACGGGCTGGTGGCCCCCAAGTGTAGACTTTGAGTTACCAGACCTCGCCACCGTCATAGACATACTCGAAAGGCAGCGCAAACAAAATGCCCACTAGCGCTAGTTATCAGGTCTATGGCATTCAAGAGGCATTAGCTGAGATAAACAAAGTAGACCGCCTTTTACGCCGGCAGATAACTAAAGATATCCAAGCGGGCGCGGGCACTCGACTAGTTAACGCTGCACGTTCGTTTATCCCCACTAAAGACCCGTTGTCGGGCATGGTGCGCGGCAATATGATTAAAGGCCGCGACGGCACAGGTTGGTCACGCACCCGTGTTCTCGCTGGCATTCGTACCGTGGTAGGCAAACGTGGCCAGCGTGCGCGCACCGTAACGTTCTCTAACGGCCGTACAGCCGATTTTAAGGCGACACAATACCAGTTACTGGTTCTACAGCAACGTGACGCTGCGGGCGCTATCTGGGACCATGCAGGCATTCGACCAGACAGCAGTGGCCAGTTTGTTACTAACCTTTTGGCTGAGGGCGAGCACGTCGGGCCAGCAGCTGCGCCACGCGCACTGCAACCAGCCGCCGAAAGTGTGCTACCTGCCGTCGAGGACGAAGTAGGCAAGATAGTTGAACGCGTTATGACTATTGTTAACCGTAACCTTGTAACGACTAGGACGCGCTAAATGGCTATCAACATTCCAATTATTTCAAGCCTGAACACCAAGGGTTTTGACGCAGCCAAAAAAGAGTTTCAGAGCCTGCAGGGATTTGGCGCCAAGAGCGGGTTTCTACTCAAAAACGCCATGGTGCCCGCTGCTGGTGCAATCACCGCACTTGCTGGCGGTTTGGCTATGGTTTTAGAAACACAGCTGCGCGCAACGCTCGGACCTAACCAGGCTCTTGCCGACAGCATCGCCGATTTTGTTGACCAGACACAGTTAGCAACTGGCGTAGCCGACGATGAGCTACGGCCAGCACTTGCCGGCTTGGTGCGTTTTACTGGTGATGCCACAAAGGCACAAGAGTTACTCACCTTAAGTATTGACGCCTCAAAAGCAACTGGTAAAGATTTAGCCCAAGTTTCTACCGCCATTGGCAAGGCATATGACGGCAACTTTACGGCACTAAAAAAGTTGGGCGTACCGCTTGATGAGAACATTATTAAAACGAAAGACTTTAAGGCTGCCCAAGAGGCACTAACTGCACAGTTTGGTGGCGCGGCAGCAGCCAACGCCAACACATACGCTGGCCGTTTAGCGATACTTAAAATACGTTTTGACGAAATGGTAGAAAGCATTGGTTACCGCGTGCTACCTATTCTCGGCAAAATGCTAGACGAGGTAGACAAGCTCATAACCATTATGGACGAGCGCGGTCTAGGCGGCGTCATAGGCGAACTAGGCAGCCGTCTACGCCGTTTTGTAGACCCAGCCCAAGCAGTACTCGACGTACTACAAAAGAACACAAAACAAACCGACGGCTTTGGCGCAAAACTCAAGCAAATTGGTTTTAACGTAGCCAACTTTGGCTCAAGCATTATCAACTTGGGTAGCGCAATTACAGGCAACAGTTTTCGCTTAGGCAAACTACAAACCGACCTCGACAAAACAAACGAGAGTTTGGCACTCGCTTATTCCAACACCCGCGCATGGTCAGAAACCTTGCTGCAACTTGACCAAGACCAGAAACGCGCCAACTACCAAAAAGCCGTAGACATTGAACAACAACGGCTAGCAAACCTTGAAATAGCCAAAAGCACCGCCAGCACTAAAAAGGCTTCAGAGGCCGCTAAACGCGCCGCAGAGGCAACAAGTAAACATGCTGAGTCAGTGCGCGCACTCAAAGAGGCATACGACAACGCAGTACAGACAGTTAAAGACAAGTTCAGCCCAGCGCTCATGCGCGCCAATGAACAACTCTCAAAAGCCACAGAGAACTACAACAACTTCTATAACGCGACCGCTGACGTCGTGCGCGGCATATTCAATGTTGGTGAAGCATGGACTACCGCAGCTGACAGCGAGGGCGCAAAGTCATTCTTTGGTGTACTCGATGAGCAAGCCACCAAGGCTGGCCAACTTGCCGCAGGCATAGAAAACCTTATCGCTGCCGGCTTAGACGACCCAGAACTACTCAAGTCAATTCTTGACTCTGGCGCTCAAAGGATTACTTGCCGGCGGTAAAGCGTCCATAGACAAACTTGTGGGCATTTCAAGCACCATTAACGCAGCTGCCGACCGTATCGCCAAGTTGACGGCAGACAAGTGGTTCAAGTCAGGCGTTGACCAGGCACAGAAAATTGTTGAGGGCGTTAACAGCGTCATTGCGGACACCGAGTTTATGCTCAAGTTTGCGGTAGACCCTGAAAGCGTCGCGGCTATCGGCGCGCAACTCGACGCAAGCCTAGGCAACGTATTTGGTGGCGGTTCAGCCCCAGCACCGACTACTAACCCGTTTGGGCCAGTGCTCGGCAGTATCAACGCAAGCCCCAACATGGGCGGCGGTCGCGTATCAACTGCAAGCGTTGGCGACTCAAACGTAACAATTAACGTAAACGGCGGCGACCCTAACGCAGTAGTAAGCGCGCTACGCACCTACATGCGTCAAAACGGCAGCGTGCCAATCAAGGTAAGCAACATTTACTAATGGCTGTAGTCAACTTCCAAGTCGAGTACGGCGCAACATACGCCACCATCTCAACCGTTGCCACAAACCTGCAAAACGTGCAGTTATCTTTTGGACGGCAAAAACCATTAGACCAATACAACGCCGACACCGCAAGCGTGACGATGCGCTACCCAAACGGATACGCCAGCCCAGTTGCATTATTTGTCACTGGCACATGGGTACGCATTAGTGCGCGACTTGACCCTGCACTCGCATTTGAGCAGCTTTGGGTAGGACGCATTGCAGACGTAGACGTGAATTACGGCATGCCATACGCTGGCAGCGTTGGAAATGCTGACTACGTCACCCTTATTTGCGAGGGCTATTTTGCCAACTTTGGGCGGCTTGACGGCAACGGCTATGCCATGCCAGCCGGCACCATTTCATACCAATGCGCGCAAGCTTTGGCACAAACAAGTCTTGACGTTTCACCGCTTTATACGGCTACTACACCGTTCCCAGCAACAACGATTAGCGGCACATGGGGCGACTGGATTAACCGCGTAGTGCTGACACTAAACGGCAAACTTTTAGACACCGGCACAGGCATAGCGATTACTAACGCTTATTACAAATACACCAGCACAGTAGCGTTTTCCGACACCACAAACGATTTAACCAACCATTGTTATGAACAGCTTGCATTTAGCAGCCTTGCCGATAACTGGTACACCCAAGTCACTGTCGACCCAGAGTCATACAGCCCAGCAACCGTCCAAACGGGTAGCGCGCCATATCGCACCTATCTGGTCAACACGTTAAATAACTCAACAAGCCAAGCAACTGACTATGCAAACTATTTACTTTCAACGTACCAAACACAGTCTTTACGCATTTTTGCTATTACCTGCAACTTGAATGCCCAAATAGGTAACGCACCGTTTTTTGGGCAAACGTCACCAGGTGGCCAAGTGCGTGTAATTTTTCGAGGCACGACTTACCAATGCGTAGTTGAAGGCGGCTCATATTCTGCAACGCCTAGCAGCGCTACAGCCACGTTTTATTTAAGCGCGCAAGACTTAAACAACTATTTAACGCTCAATGATGCCGTTTATGGCAAACTAGATAACAACAAACTGGGGTACTAATGGCTATAAAAACTTTTACTACTGGCGAAGTGTTGACCGCTTCAGACACGAACACTTACCTAGCAAACAGCGGGCTTGTATATGTGGCAGGCAGCACTTTTGCTGGCGTGACTGCTTTTGACATAACTGGTTTTAGTTCAACTTTCACGGGTTATCGAGTCATTATTCAAACTAGGCGCGTTGACACAGTTGGTATGGGGACAATGAACGTGAACTTGAGAAACAACACTACAAACATAACAACTGGTTATTACGAAGGCGCTGGCTACGCAACATATTTAAGTGGCACTGGCGCAGCGTTTGCTCGCAATAACGGTTCCAACTGGGTTTGGGGTAACTCGGACAGCGCAGCCGCGACTGGAAACTGGTCATTTGATATGTACGCCTTAACAGGTGGTGGACTTACTTTCAACGGCATAGGTTTTTCAGTTGGCGAAGCCACTACATATTTTATTGGTGGCTCAAACGGCACAACATCGGCATACGACCGATTACGGGTTGCCTACGATTACGGGACACATACAGGTAGATGGATTTTGCAAGGATACAGGACGGCATAATGAGACCACAGATAGCAACAATTTTGGAAGATGGAACGTATGGTCAGCGCGACATGACCGATGAAGAAATAGCAGAACTCCCAACGCCCACAGAGGTCAACAGTGTTGTGGCGGGCTAGTTTTGTGGCGCTTTTGTTCGCGTCAATCCTCACAGCTTGCGGAGACCGCGAGCGCGTCAACTGCCCGCCACTCACCAAAAACAAGGCCTTGCGCGCAGCAACGACCATCACCGTTGATACGGCCAGCCTTGGCAGTACCCGAACAGTAGAAACTAAATGCCTATAATCCCAGCGCCTAGGCGACCCGAACGCATGACCAGCGAGGAAATAAAAGCCCGCCTAATCTTTATTGTCGCTTGCGCGCTATCCGTAACCTTTGTGGTCTCAACCTTGGCATTGCTTTACGGCTTGCTTTTCGTGACTCAGCCGCTCGAAGTATCAGACAACGACAAAAGCGCATGGGCAACCTTGCAGCCACTACTACTATTTCTCACCGGCTCACTCGCTGGCCTGCTCAGCGCCAATGGCTTAAAAGATAAACCAAAGGACAAGCCAGACTGACATGTACACCACAATGAAAATTAAAATGCCCAAAGACTTAGCCGGCCACAAAAATGGCCAGTTACCAGACGATTTGCTAGGCCCTGTACCCGGTGGCAAATTGCATACTTGCGCGGTACGCAGCTATAAACACATGTTGAACGCCGCTAAGGCTGACGGCATCACACTTAAGCCAACGTCCACGGTTGACACTTATAGGCCGTACAGCGTCCAATACAACGCATTCATGCAGCGCTACAGCCCCAAGCCAACAGACGACAC